CCCGCCATTTCAGGATGTAGCGCAAGCCATCTCGTCGTCGCTTGACCGCGATGGCAAGGGTGGGATGCGCGCCAACCTGCCGATGAACGGCAACAAGATTACTGGCGTTGCTCCCGGCACCGATCCTACGGACGTAGCTACGGTTTCGCAGATACCGGAAGGTGCAACGGCTGGCGTGCCCATTGGCGCTGTGATCGACTTCTGGGGCACTACGCCTCCGAGCGGCTATCTGTTCGCAGCGGGGCAAGCTGTATCGCGCTCGACCTATGCTGATCTGTTTGCTGCTATCGGGACCAATGCGGGTTCTGGTGATGGCTCAACCACGTTCAACCTGCCTGATTATCGCGGTAGGGTAGGGGCTGGCCGCGAGAACATGGCTACGCCTGCCACTACGCGTCTTAACACGCTTTCCAGTTCCACGCTTGGGGCATCTGGCGGCGCGCAGACGCATACGCTTACTGAAGCGCAGATGCCGGTTCATAACCACTCGGTAACAGATCCAGGCCACACGCATAGCTATCAGCGCCCCACGGTGCAGGGCAATGTCGGGGCTGAAGGCGCGATAACATCATCGACCACAGTTACCAGCGCAAGCACTGGCAGCGCCACGACCGGCATTACCATCGCCAACAAAGGCGGAGGCAAAGCGCACAACAACGTGCAGCCGACCATCATCTGCCAGAAAATAATCAGGGTTTCTTAAAATGGCCGTTATACCTCCCAGAGACTTAGCCGCTGCCGCTTCGGTTTCGAACACTGATGTTCTTATCGTCGATAAAGGATCTGCGGTTGAAAAGGCGCTGCCTTCGCAGATCGTGGATGCCGCCATTCCTCTTGCCTCGCAGGCCGAAGCAGAGGTGGGCGCGAACAATACCAAACGCGTTACGCCTTTGCGAGTGGCGCAGGCTATTGCGGCCTTGGGTATATCGGAATCGTTTTTGTCCGGTGATGATGGGGCGACGAAAGTCGGCTACAAAGCCCCCGGTGTCGGCTCCATTCTACGCACGGCAGAGGACAATTTCAACGACATCGTAACCCGCCCCGGCTACTCGACTACGGCAGCGGCCATTACGGCAGCGGTTGCGGATGACTTCGTGGTGGCCGTTCTGGATGACTTGACCGTCAACATACCTTCGGATGCGGCCACGCTTCAGATCGCGCTTGATCGGCTGAGCCCGCTCAATCGCCAGTGCACTATCACGCTCAACATCGAGAGTGGGCATTCCCTGACAGCGGGGGTCAATCTCTCCGGCGGCGACTATTCGCAGTTCCGGATCGTGTCCGAAGATGCCGATGTGCCCGTGAGCTATAACGGCGCAAGCTTTGTGGGCTCGGGCGGCGTGAAGATGCCGACACTCGCATGCCTGATTGATGCCATCTCGCAGACCAGCGGAAGCGGGATCAGCCTCGATGCGTCATTCATGACGATCGAAGCCGGTGCTGGTATCAAGAATTGTTACTCAAATGGTCTGGGCACATTCAACGGTTGCTTCGTTCAAGCGAACGGAGCGGTCTTTACGGGTGCCGCTCGTAACGGCTCAACAGGGGCGGGCATTACCTCCTGGGCAAGCTTCGTCAGCGCCGATGGTGCCGATGTTTCGGGCTCCCTTTATTATGGTTGCCAAGCCGCACATGCAGGCGTGCTCGCATTTAGAGATGGAAACGCGGACAATGCCTATCGCCATGGCATACGTGGGTCTGATGCCGGCGTTGTTGATGCCGATGGCGCAAGCGCTAACGGCTGTGGAGCGGATGGGGCTGGCTCAAATGTTCGCGCCTATGAAGGCAGCCTAATCAATTTCGTCAACGGCAGTGCGAATGGCAACCTTGCCACCGGCACGAATGGTGCTGCGCTTTTCGCTTATGGCGCAGGCGCTTCCATCAACGCTCGCAACGCCACCGCTACAAGCAACGCCAAGTATGGCGCTTGGGCAGAAGGCGGCGCAATCATCAACACTGTAGGCGGGACCATAGCTGGCACTGCCGGTGCCTTCGCTATCGTGGACGCGACGATTATCAGCGAGGTCATCGGCGGAACAAGTGGCTCCTACAATCCAGTAATCAACGACACCTTCAATCTAACTGGGACGCCCACCGCAAGCGCACAGTGGTCAAGGGTCGGCAATATCGTGACGGTTAGCGGCCAGATTGCGGGCATCTCGCCAACAGCAGCAGGGAGCACGAGGTTTGATCTATCCTTACCTATCCCGGGGAATATTGCCGGTGCGTCTGAGCTTGGAGGGAACGGAACGTTCTACACTGCGACGCTTCAATCACTTTCGGCTGCTTTGTACGGTGACGTGACCGATGAAAAGGCGATTGTGAATTGGAAGTCGCCGTCTGCTGCCAGCAATCAGGCGATGACCTTTATCTTCCAGTATTTTTATCGCGCGCCATGACCCGCGCCCTAGCCATCGCGCTCATCGCCTACGCCGCCTTATCGGCATGGCAGGTCAACCGCTCGCTGCACCGCGCTTTCTCGGGGTGGGTGTGATGCCTGACAGTCAGGGAAACACCGAACAGATAAGAGTAATGGCCGAGCAGATTGCGGATACGGCAATCGTTCGGTTCGTGTCGCAACATCCAGAAGTGAGAAGGGGCACCGTGGTCGCAGAAATACCCGCTCCATTGAAGTGGGCGGCAATTATCGCGTCCGCAGTTTTAACCGTTTCCGCATCGGCAGGGCTTATCTGGATGGTAACAAGCGTTTCGGAGATGAGCGTTACGCTTGCCCGCATGGATGAGCGCCTGGGCGGTTATATCGAAGCGCAGGCCGTGCAGATGAAACAGCTTGAAAGCCGCGTCAACGACCTTGAAGATTATCACAGGCATGGGGCTAGATAGAGATGCTTACCAGAAAGCCAATTTTCGACGAACTCCGCGCCCTGCTTGGCCGTGGCCTTACGCAAGCCGAGGTCGAAAGCATGGACGCGGCTATAGACGCCGCTGAAGGCATCATCGTGGTCAGGCCACCCAAACCCAAGGGACGCCAGATAAACGCAGCAGGCGAGCGCCTGATCAAGTCCTTTGAGGGATTGGAACTGGAAGCCTACCCCGATCCCGCCACGGGCGGTGAGCCGTGGACTATCGGTTGGGGGCATACAGGCGGTGTGAGCCGTGGCGATCGCGTCACGGAAGAAGAAGCCGACGATCTGTTTGACAACGACACAGACCGCTTTGAAGCCGCTGTAGAGCGGTTGGCACCCAAAGCCACTGACAACCAGTTTGCGGCGCTTGTCTCGTTTGCCTACAATCTGGGTGAAGGCAATCTGGAAAAGTCCACACTGCTGAAGAAGCACAACGCGGGTGACTATGCAGGTGCGGCCAAAGAATTTCCCAGATGGAACCGCGCGAACGGCAAGGTCATGCGCGGATTGACCCGGCGCCGCGAAGCCGAAGCCGCGTTGTATCTGTCGTGACGTTGAAAAACTCCATCCGCTCTTGGAGCCTTGTCGCTGTCTTTATCAGCAGCATGTTCACCATTGTCGCGGCCATGTGGATCGTCGGCATTCTCTCGTCGCGCAACTGGTGCAGCGATATGCTTGGCGCGTCCAAGTACGTTGACGGTCGGCCTGACTTCGCTGTGGCGGCCTGCAAGGAATTGATGCTGCAAAACGCCGATCGCTTGGGGGATGCTCTGACCATCGCAATGGGCGTCCAGGCGGGGGCTCTGCTGGTGCTTGTGGTAATCGTGCTAGCAGGTGGCCGGCTGTCGTTCAACGCAAGCCGTGATGGTGTGTCGGCCAACATGTCGCGGGAAGAAGCGGCGCAACAGGTGGCGGATGCTGCCGAGAATGAGGCGCGCGAGATTTCAGGTGATCGCTAAAACCATTTCGCGCCGGATACGAACTAGGCTATGGTACGCCGCCCCTGTGATAGGACTGGCCTTGGGCTGTCTTGGGTATGCGATTTATATAGGAGTGACAGCGTGAATAGACCTAGCCTAGCTTTTGCTCTGCTGGCGATTGGCGTAGCTGTTATACTGGCGACCCTTATCGTCGTATTGGAGGCATTCGGATGAAATGGATCAAAGACCTAGCGCAATCCTTTACACCGCGCGCTTACATCATTGCAGGCGTTGTCCTGCTTGTCGTGGCGGCTCTTTCGGTGGCCTATTGTAGCGGACGCTCCGATCAGCGCAAGATTACCAAAGGCGAGATTGCCGAGCGTAGCCTTGAGGGTGAGCGCCGCGCCAATGAGGCAGGCGAGAAACGTGACGAATCGCGCCGGCAGTCCGATGCAGACACGAAAAAGGAACTGGAGGAAATCCATGAATCAGATCCAGATGCAGCAAAGGCTCCTGCCACTCGCGGCGGTCGTGCTGTTGCTGACCGCTTGCGGTGATGTAAAGTCAACCCCGCCCCAAGCGCGCTTTGAACGTGAGTTCGTAAAGACGCCCGCGGGTGAGGCTTTGTGCGATGATGATGGCGATGGGGCTTTCGAGCATTGCCTGTCTCAGCGGCAAGTGGACGAACTGTTCAACTCGGCAGTGACCGCCCTATGCGCCGCGAATGACAAGCTGGCGTGGCTGTCGGACTATTATCGCGGGACGACGCTTGGGCCTAGCTGCTAGCGCGCTTATGGCTTGTGCGAGTGGTGGGGGTTAGTCGTCGGGTTCCATTGACCTGAGTTCCCAAAGCCTCACCTTGTCGCCTGCGGGCTTCTTGGGAACCATCGCATCATAGACCTCTCTTGGGATAATGGCATATTGGTGGAGCATAACCACACAACTGCCGTCATCATTAAACCTGAAGATCGTCTCGCCGCCCCTTGTCTGAATGTGGCATTCGGTAATGTAGCTCTTGTCCATCATACCCTCTCCCTACCATGCTTCAGAGATACCAGGAGCATGTCTATAACGTGCCGGGATGTGCCAAGCTGCTCGGCAATCTGGTGGACGGTGGCTAGGTCAGTCATTGGTCTGCTTCGTGGTGAGGGTGCGGAGAATCTGAGCAAGGTCGCGGCGAACCACGTCTTCCGTCTTCCCATGAAAGCGCATCGGCGTTTTCTCGATAGCTATCGCACACCGCTCGTATGCCTCTCGCACCTGCTCCTCCAACCGAGCGTTACGGGCTTCGAGTGCGGCGATGTGGTCGGCGGGGTTCATGTCACTATCCATCCGACAAGAAGGCCAAGCGCGATACAGTGCAGCACTATACCACCAATAAGAGCCTCCCATTCGTTTTTGACAATTCCAGCCCACCAAGAAATTTGGCCGAGCACGAAAGCGACGATAGGCCACGCAATACTCATACGATGCGCCCTCCGTATGCGCGTTGACGGTGGAAACGGATGCCGAGAACGGTTAAGAACCATTCGTTGCGCTCCATCTTCCACCGAAACAGTTTTGGCGTCAGGGCGATGCTAAGCTTGTTGCTGTAGCCCTTGCCATCACCAACCTTGCCGACTGTCCAGAGGAAGCGACCAAGGCGAAAGATGCGCGCGTATTTGTCCCATCGCATCACTTTCTTGAAATGCATATCACTCACTGGCCCGCTCCTTCGTTGAGTAGGTTGTCGATGCGGGGAAAAGGCTGCCAGTGCGTGGGCCTCCACGGCCACACAGACCCAGAATCTTCGGCGTTCCACTTCTCTTCAAACGTTGGCCCACCCTCTTCGTGTGGCCACTTGATGTAATACTTAGCCATTTTCGTACGGTAAGCATACTTCCCGTCCGATCCGACAAAGGCCGTTCCATCTTTCGGAGCCGTCTCAATCGGCAACCACTCCCGCTCTCGCGTGGGGGCGGATAGGGCGGCTTCAACCTCGACCACCGCATGAGACAGGCGAAACTCGCTACTCCATTCCGCCTCTTTGCCTGTGACGGCGCGATACATCATAGCGACGGCCAATTCGGCATTGTCTCGCTCGGCTATGGTGGCGCACTCTTCCAACCCCGCCGCGCTCAGCTCGGTCTTGGCGGTGGGGGAGAGGGCGGCACGGGCATCGCTCCATTCCCAATTGTAGGCTAAGCTGTAAGAATTGTCCGCGTCGCTGTAGCCTTCGCGATAAGCCGCCTCCACGGCCTCGGTGTTGGTCTTGGTCACGCTGCGATCTCCTGCGAATTGAGCCAGTTCAGAGCAGCGCGATAGCCACCATGCTGCCGGCACATCTGTTCGGTCACATAGCCATGCCTGCGCCGCGTGTGTGCAGGCTCACCGTCTGCCAAGAGAACGGGCGGTATCTTGCGCTTCTGTTCGGCTTCATGGTCCATCTCAAACACTCCCTGCCATTGATTGTGCGTCGTCCCATTCGGCGTTGAGCTCTGCCCATCTCGCCTCACCCATGCGATCGCGTGCGTGGGTTATGTGCCGATCCAGGCTGTAGGTTGCTTCCCATTCGCGGGTGAGAACATCACGCGCGGCATGGTCTTGCTGGCGGCTGAGTTGTCCAGTGCGACTCATGGCTTCATCTCCGAAAGCATTCCACGAAGGCGCGAAAGCGGCGGATCAACATGGCCGTTGAAGTCGTTGGAAAGGTCGTCAATGTCCTGCGACCAGTCCAATTCACCGAGACGGTCGCAAAGGAACCGAGCCTCTTTCAACGCCTCCATCGCCTCATCCAGTTGATCACGTAGGTCTGCTATCTCGGCTTCCTTCCGACCTTTCCCTCGCGGTTCTGGAATAACCTCGCCAGCAAAGTGCGCGTCGATTGCCTCTTTGAGCCATACTCGGTGTTCATCGTCGCCGTGCTTGATGGCATCCCAAAGAGACGCGGTGCACTGCCGTAGGTCTGCTATCTCTGCCGGGAGGGGGTGGGTGGCTTCGGTGCGGTGGCGGGCGAAGGCTTGTACGGTGGGGAATCGGTCACCCTGCGCTAAGCGAATTTCTTTGGCCTGCCAGTCTTGCCCACCGGCTTCCAAAAGACGAACTGCGCTATTCCGGTCAGCCTGCGTGATAACCACGCCTTCAGGTGCGTCGGTCATGGCTGCTGCTCCTTGCGATTGGTCGGCTTGCTCATGACAGCCTCGGGGGCTTGCTGGACGCACCGAAACCCCAAAGCTTTTTGGCGCGTGCGTCGTTCTCTTCCCGCTTTAATCGCTCAATTTCAGCGATCTCGGCACGGGCCAGCGGATCCATCAACTTAGGGTCGTTTTTAGTTCGAGTTCGCCTCTGTCGCGCCAATTCTACTTCGACTTTGGCGTCTTCAATCGCGTGCTTCTTAGCCCACTCCGGCACGTCCTTGGTCCTATCCATGGGCTTCTCCTGTTCTACGGTTTTATCCATGATTGCTTCCTTTGGGTTGGCGGGGGCGAAGCGCATCTTCTGCCGCTCGCATTCCGGCGATTTTGTCCTTCGCGAGCGCGGTCGCCATAATGTCCCGTAGGGCCTTGCGTTCAGCGATCTCTTCAGCGGTTAGAGGATTGCACCACTCACAACGGCGGGTGCAGAGACACGTCCCCTCCCCCTCGTCATAGGTGTCGCACTGCCATTCCCACGAACAGCCATAGGTGAACCCTTCGCCGCCGCAGTTCGCGCAAGCCGGACCGTCGTAGTCCAGATCGTCTAAATCCTGATTGCTCACGACTTCTCCCCCTCCCCACGCTCAGGCGGGTTGGATGGGAACAGCCGCAGAACCTCTTCGCGCCAATGGTCACGGGCATCGTTCCAGGCCTGGCCACCGATGGTAAATTCCTTGCCGTTTGTAGGGTCGGCCATCCGGAGCGGTTGAGGGCCGTCCTCTTCGCCACGTGGTGGGCGCGTAACCTCGTAGTGTTCGAGGGTGTTGTTTATCCGGCTGACTTCTTCCCAGACCGAGAACCTTTTGGCGCACTCGTACTCAAGCTTCGCCATGGCATTGCCGAGTTTGTCCAGCGCCGCACTGTGCACCGCCTCTTTGACTTCCGAGAGGAACTTGCGTCGGTCAGCATCGCTAATGTTGTCGCTGCTATAGCGCGTCGTCATTGCGTAGATGAATTCTTCGCGCACCTCGTCATCGGCCCACAACGCCACCGCGATGTCGGCAGGCTTTACCCTCGCCAGAACTGCGGAAACTATGTCATCCAAGGGGATGCGCATTTCACCGTCCGCAACCTCCATGTTCGGGAAGGTCTTTCGCGGGTCGCCATAGGTCTGCCGGATATGCTTATAGGTAACGTCCGCAGCCGGATCGTGAGGGATAGTGACTTCATAGGAGCCGTGGCCAATCGCCACGACGCGAGCGGGCGTATCGCCTTCAAGGTGATACTTTACTTCCGCTACAGTCGGCTTTTCATTCCATCCGAACATTAGCTTGCCTCCATCCAATGCTTGCGTTGTGGCGGAACACGATCCCGACGCTTGGCGCTGTCACCAAAGGCAGCGGCAAAGCTTATCGCCTCATAGTTGGCGCTCAGAACGTCGCTCAGCGGGGCTAGCGCATCCACCAAATCGTCGCATTGCTCGATACCCGCACCGCCCTGGATGATCGCCACAAGCATGCGAACTTGCTCGCACTCGGTCATGTCTCGGGCGAAGCTGTCGATCTCGTCGTTGCGGACCGTCTGGTTGTAGGCAGTTAGGGCGCGGGTGAGATTGTAGGGGGCGTTCATGATCCGCCTCGTGCGGCAAGCATTGCGTCAGCAATTGCGTATGCATTTATGGCAGCATCTCCATGACCTGAAAAAAGCTGGTGGTTACTTGGATCGGCGCAAAGGCCTCCAATCGCCTGCCCCGCGAACCAGTCGCGTAGGGTCATGCCTCCTTCGGGCAGATACTCACCTGTGTGGCCGTATGCGCCGCTGTTCGGGAACGCTGGCCCACCCTCGGCGCGTTCGATCTTTGCGGGGGCGGTCATTCGAAATCGCCCATATCGAATTTATTGAAGATGCGTCCGCATTCGTCGCAAACTTCGTATCCGCCAAATCCACCGCCGGCCAAACCGAAGCCTCCAGTAGATGTTGCATTTGGATGCTCCGGGCAACGCTCTGCCTTAGCTTCATCACGGACATCGCTTTCTGCAATATGCGCAACAAATGCGCCTTTATCGTCGCGAATAATTGCCACGACCTAACTCCTCCATATCGGCGCGGGGTAATCCCGGCTGTTGGATTGGTTCTAGGGGAGGTAATTCGTCTAGTCAATCCCTTTTTGGGAAAATAGTTGTTGTAGTGCTTCAGGAGTGGTGCTATCAGGGGTTCATGGACAACAAAGCGAAACGCGCCTTTATAGAGGCATTGGGCGGGGTCAAATCCGTCGCCAAAGAGATAGAGCGCAGCGAAAGCGGCGTTTATAATTGGGCAATGGAGGACAGGCGAATACCCTACCGCCATCGCCCTACTCTGGCAAGGATGGCTGCGGATCGCGCCATAGATATACCGAAAGGTTTTTGGCAATGAGCGAATGGCAGCCAATAGAGACTGCGCCGAAGGATGGTACTCTGGCCATACTTTTCGCAGCGGGCAGGACTTACTGGCGGGAGGTCGGCGGAGTTCGGGAAACGATTTTCCCAGACCTTTCAGACGCACGAGATTACGGAACTATGTGCGACATTGCTTACTGCAAAGATGGAAGGTGGCTTGAAGCTTATAGCGGCCACGATCTCTTCGAGCCATGGATTGAGGTGGAGGATCGACCAACCCACTGGACGCCCCTCCCGCCACCCCCAACCGAATAGCCCGCCCCACCGAGCGGGCGCAGCCGGGGTTGCCTCCCTTGCCCCGGCTGCATCATTTTAGAAAGGAACGTGTGATGAGTGATTGGCAAAAGGGTGATTTGTCCGAAAAGATATTTTCAGAGTCTTTCACATGTCGCCACGGTATGGAGCATAATGGCAAGCTTAATAGCGCCAGAAGATTCCAGACAGTTATCGGCATCCGACCAGTCGAAAGCATTATTGGGATAGCTTGCAGTTGCAATGCCCTGATTTTGTCTGACGGAAGTGTAGGGCACGAAGCTCGTTATCGCAAGATAACACCGACCAAGCCCACCCTTGAAGATCGCGGCATCATCGAAATCATGAAAAAGGACCATAGCCATGTGGACTGAAACACACGACGCATACCTGATCGGGGCAGCTTTCGGCCTGTTTCTGGTAATGCTTGCACAGGTGATGGCGGCATGAGTGGGCATACTGACGCCGAGGTTGAAGCGGCATGCGATACGCTGCGCCAAGCCATTGAGGCAGCCGAGAACAGCAACCATGCTGGAGAACTGTTCGTGCTGGCAGCAGTTGCGAAAGCTCAATCCCAAGTTGTCGCTCGCAAACCTGAATTTGAGAAAGCCTTGGATGATCTGGCGCAGCTCTGCGCTGGCGCGATCCAGCTAATCGAGAGCGCCGAGAGGGATACTAACTGGGGTCAACCCACGTTCGGGCCTTCCTACAGTGAAGATCAGCAGGAGCGTCTTGAGGCTTTGCATGAGCCGATAGCGGATCTGTTCATTTACCTTTCGGGCAAGCGCCGACACGCGTCGGACTGTGCAACCTCCAATGCTCCAGCTTATCTGCCGCGCCCCTGTGATTGCACCTATCGAGAGCAGGGCACATGACCGACTACCGCGACCGCTACTTGCAATCCAGGATGCAGCTTGCCGACACACGCGCTGCTCTTGGGAATGTGACCCACGCTCTACTTCTCGCCTGCAAAGCTTTGGAGAGCGAGGGCCACGATGCCAGCCACCTTAGAACAGCCGCAAAAGAGACTGAAGGATTACGCTATGAATGAGGATCTGAACCCATGAAGCGATACACTCAAGACGAGGTGCGCGACAGGCTGCACAAGGCCGCAGGATGGAAGGGAGCCTATAAACTGGCCGAACGGATCGGCGTCAGCCAATCATACCTTAGCGAGGTGATGAACGGCAGGAAAGCGGCGAACGAAACCATCCTTTCCAGCATCGGGTTAGAAACTGCAATTATCGCAAAGCGCAAAGATAAGGCTTGCAATGCAGAAAAAGCAGAGGCATAAGGAAAGGGCCTCGCAGAGGATGTTTCCACGAGGCCCCGTCAGTTTCCAGCGCCTGTATAGGCGTTCTGCCGGGATAACGCAAGCCCGGTTTGAATTGGCGTTTGACCGCGAACATCCCGAAAAGACTGCCTTGGTTTTAGGATGTGCGCCGACAGTTGCGGCAAAATCCCGATCCACAAAGAGCATCATCCTCTCTCAAGGGATGGATATCGTGGGAGTCTCACCCGCTCCCGTCCTAAGCCTCGCTGATGGGCCGGATGATATCTTGCACCTTATGTCACGTAACTGGCGACCACGGCCTGCGGGTGCTCCGCAAAAGGTGGGGACCCCGGCTGGCCTCCGTTATCGGGCGTGCAAGGTAAACACGATAGAGTGTCAGTGGGGACTAGCCGCTTCACCCGTAACAGGGTGACCCCAGCGGGTGACGGTCTATTGCCGAAAGGAATTAGCATGAGCAACACAAAGATATGGGACGCCTTAAGCAAGACAGATCCCGCACACACAAAGACGTTTCGACGCGCTGGCGGATTTAGTGGCACTGCCCTGAAACCGATGTGGATGGTCAAGCGACTGACGGAACAGTTTGGCCCGGTGGGTAGCGGCTGGGGCATGAAAAAGCCTAGCTTTCAGGTTGTGCCTGCCGCCGATGGTGAAACACTGGTTTACTGCACAGTCTGCTGCTGGGTTTTCGATGGCACACGCAACGGAGAGTTTTACGGCGTGGGCGGAGATAAGGTCGTAGCCAAAAACAAGAATGGCCTTTTCTCAGACGATGAGGCTTTTAAAAAGGCTTTCACCGACGCGGTTGGCAATGCCTTCAAGTTCCTTGGCGTTGGCGCTGATATTCACATGGGCCAGTTTGACGATAGCAAGTATGTCGAACAGGTCGCGGAAGAGTTCGCCAATGAAGGTTATGCCTTTCCCGATGGTCCCGCAAAGAACATTACTGACCTGAAGGGCCGCGCACGCTTGCTGTGGCGCGAGATTGAAGGCTGCGGCGATGCAAGCGAATTGGAACCATTACTGGAGACAGACGAGGTCAAGCCTCTGCTCGCCCAACTTGCCGCCTTGGAGAACCCTTCGCACCGCACCCTATGGGAAGGTGATGGTAAGGATAATCCCGGCGTGAGGGGCCTTATTGAGCGCAAGAAAAAGCTTTTCGACATGAACGCCATTAGCGGCGGTAAGTATCAGGAGAACGATAATGCTTAGAACATTCGCAGCGGGCCGCTTGGGCCAAGACGCAAAGCACACCACTACGCAGGGCGGCACGGATATTTGCCGTTTCTCGCTTGCTACCGATGTAGGCTATGGTGAGAACAAGCAGACGATCTGGCTAGACGTTTCCAAGTTTGGCAAAGGTGCTGAAGGTCTGGCCCGCATCCTCCGTAAGGGATCGGCTGTCGCTGTCACGGGCGAACTCTCGACGCGGGAATACGAGGGTAAAACGTACATCCAATGCAAAGCCGATGACGTTACGATTCTGAACACACCCGGCGACGCTCGCGGCGAGCGCAAAAAATCGTATGACAGCGGCAATCAAGGCGGCTGGGGTAATGACAGCCAGGATGACGGTTACGCGCCGTTCTAGGTTAACGGTCGGGCAGTTATAATACGGTTGCCTAGTGGAAGCTACGCGTCGGGCCGTAGCCGTTAAAAGCCCGATACACTTTCAACCAAGGAGAGCCATCATGGCAGAAGAAACGAATGAACGCCTGCGCCTTTTGATCGAACGTATCGAGCGTCTTGAAGAAGAAAAGCAGGGTATCGCTGACGACATCAAAGACGTTTACGGCGAGGCAAAGGCGGTCGGTTTCGATACAAAGATTATGCGCCAGGTTATCCGCCTGCGCAAGCTTCGCGCTGACGAACGTCGCGAGCAGGAAACCATTCTCGACACGTATATGTCCGCGCTGGGAATGCAGTAATGGCAAAGCGCGCATCAACGGCAGAGGAAAGGGCGCACATGGCCTATGTAGGCAGCTTGCCTTGTCTGTGGTGCGCGCTCTACCGTCCATCATGTGACTGCCAAGTCGGATCGCAGAGGCCGTTATAGCAGATCGAACAAGCGTGTCGCGCCCCTTTGCCCTGCGCATCACCAGATACAGCACGGCCCGCACTACAGCGTCGAGGCGCTTAATCATCAGAAATTTTATCAGGTCCACGGTATTGACCTATGGGCTGAAGCGGAAAGGCTTTGGGATGAGCGCGGATAAGTCGCCCCTGATATTCGAAACGCGTCTAGGCGGACTATTCCCTGCCAACCGTGTAGCCGAAGAAGCCATGCGTGAATTGCGCGGCAGGGTGCGTGTCGAGATTAAGGGCGGTGTAGCCAACCAGCGCCGCCGTGGCCTCTATTGGTCGGTCTGCGCGCTTGTGGTGCCTATCCTGAACGAACAGCACCGTATGACGCTATCAGAAGATGACTTGCACCAGATCACTAAGCGCAAGCTTGGCGTGGGCGAGGAATTCACCCTGCCGAGCGGTGAAACCTATTTCAAACCTGCCAGCACCAGCAATCGAGCAATGTCAGAACCGGAGCGGGCGGCATACACCGACAAGGCGCTAAACCTGTGGTCGACATGGGTTGGCATCGATGCTTTAACTCTCAAGAATGAGGTTGATCAATGATTGCCGCTCTTTACGTCCAGACGGACGGTTCATACTACGGCCTTCCTGGTGTAGATCCATGGGATGAGCAGCGCGATGCGCGAAAGTATAATGGGCCTTATCCTGTTGTGGCGCACCCTCCCTGCCAGAGGTGGGGTAAGCTTTGGGCGGGTCAGCCGCTATGGATCAAGCGAACCGGAGAGCGTAAAATAAAGGGCGACGATGGGGGATGTTTCGCTGCCGCCCTGGATGCAGGGCGCCGCTATGGTGGAGTGTTGGAACATCCTTGGGGCAGTCATGCCTGGCCTCACTTCAACCTGAACACACCCCCGCGCACTGGTGGATGGATAGCAGCAGAATTGCCCGGTTCGTATCAAGGCTGGACATGCTGCGTCGAACAGGGCCGGTATGGTCACTATGCCCGCAAGCCAACATTACTTTACGCGGTTGCATGCAAACTCCCAGACTTGGATTGGGGCAAAAGTGAGCCGCAATTTCCTGAGTGGGCAGTCGAAAAATACGGTTTGGCTAAATGCAAGCGCGCTGGCGAACTCGCCTTCAAGGGTGGCGGCAAAGATAGCTCCCCCAGGATAGGCACACCGGAGCCTTTTCGCGAACTACTTTTAACAATGGCAAGGAGTGTAAAAAATGCTTGAAGACCCGACAATTACCTACGCGCGCACGCTGAACGACATGGCATGGAACAGCAAACTCGAATCCCGTCTGGCATCACGCAAGCAAGCCCGACTTAACGGCGAAACACAGGTATCAGCCCACCGTCGCACTCTTGGGTTGAGGTATGGCAAGTGATTGAGCCTGTGAAGATCGGGCGGGCTGAACTGTATTTGGGCGACTGCCAACCTATACTAGAAGAATGGAAGCTAGAAGGGCGCACGTTTGATGCCTGCTGCACAGACCCGCCGTATGGAATAGGCATTGCTGCGAACCCCGTTCGGCAGAAGCACGAGAAGCTAGATTGGGATGACGCGCCGCCTAGCGACGATTCAATCGCTCAGTGCATCGCGATGGCCGACAAGGCGATCATCTGGGGTGGAAATTATTTTCACTTGCCGCCGACGCAGCGCATCCTCGTTTGGGATAAGATGCAGCCCGCCGACTTTAGTTTGGCGATGCTTGAAATGGCGTGGACCAACCTTTCCGGCCCCGCCAAGATGCACAGGCAATCGGTGACTTCTTACGCCAAAGATCACCCCACACAGAAGCCTGATCGCCTTATGAAATGGTGCCTCAATTTTCTACCCGACGCCCAAACCATCCTCGACCCCTTTATGGGAAGTGCCACCACAGGAGTTGCAGCGGTTCAAATGGGCCGCGATTTCATCGGAATCGAACGCGAACCAAAGTATTTTGAGATTGCTTGCCGCAGGATTGAAGACGCCCAGCGCCAAGGTGATATGTTCATAGAGGCAGCACAATGACAGCACCCGACTACCTACGCCACAAAGCCACCGTATTGCGCAAAGCCGCTGACAATCCCCGCAAGGGATATAGCGAGGAAACGCGCGATTGCATGATCTACGCAGCCACACAGCTTGAAGTGACGGCAGACGAGATCCACGCCAAGTTTAACGAGGAAGAATGATGAACGAGCAAGACATTCGGCAATCACTGAAACCGTATATGAGCAACGCCGAAATCGACCGCGCGATAAGGGACATGAAGTTCCGCGACCGACATCCTATACCACCCCGCCGCGTTGCCCCCAAGCCGCCCGAAAAGCTTATCAAGGGTTCATGGTTCGAAGAGTTTAGCGAGAAAATGCTTGCGACAGGATCTGCCAAACTACATGACCGCATAAGAGCCACTTACACGACTATACCGCATGGCCCTGAGCCGCGCGACAGGCAAAGATTATCATCCCCAAGTATTCGAACCGAGCGCCCTTGTTTCCGTTGTGGCGCGGCAAGGGAGTGCGATTGTGCCTAGATACTTCGCCAAGAAAACAACCTGCGCGATGGGACACAAGCACGACAGCAAGCGCGAGGCGGCGCGGTGCGCTGAGCTTGTGACTCTATTCCGCGCGGGCAAGATCGACAGCCTTGTGTTCCATCCTGTCCATGAGTTCGTGATAAACGGCCACGCCGTGGTAATGGCGAACGGCCACAAGATGAAATTCACACTGGACTTCGGCTACACCGAGAACGGGCAAACCGTGGTTGAGGACGTGAAAAGCAAGACCGGCTACCTATCGCGGGACGTGCCGGTCAAGATCGCGCTTCTGAAGCACCTACGCCCAGATCTGGAAGTGAGGATCGTGAAGTGATCCCTTACGATCCAGTTTTGACGGTGATAGCCAATGAAGCCCGCGTGCGCACCCCGCATGTCTTTCACCTCGTGCACGCCATGAAGGCAGGCAAGTTCCACCAGGCTGCGTTTGCGCAGTTCACAGGGCTAGAGGAGCGCCACGTCGAGCGGATGCTTGAGGCAATCGAAAAGCACGGCGTCGAGATAAAGGCAAAACGCCAGACCACGACGCGCGGCCACCGCCTGCCCGATGATTGGACATTGCCGGAAGAATGGCGAGCATGGGCGGTCAAGGAGCGCAAGTGGGAACCTTCGGTTGTGTTGGAAGAGGCCGCTAACTTTGCCGACTACTGGCATGGCGTATCGGGTGCGAAGGGCACTAAGCTGGACTGGCAGGCAACGTGGCGCAATTGGGTGCGCAACAGCCGACGTGCCACTGGCGATTATGTGCCGATCGATCAGCGCCAGACCGCAGAGGGATGGGTGGCCTATTGCGAGGCCCAGCTACAGAAGCACAAGGAAGCGAATTACCGCGAGGGCATCGAAACATGGACGGCCAAGCTGAATGCGGCGCGGGACCGTGTCGCGGCCAACGTTCTGCCATTTAGGCGAGAGGCGTAAAAATATTTTCGTTCTTGTCGTTTTCCACTTGCAGTTGCGGAATATCCGCTCTATAGAGTGGACATAGAGACAAGGAGATACGAAATGACCCGCACCGAAGCAGCAAGCAAGTTTTCCGAAGCCTACAAGGCCTATCAGATCCACAAGGGCGCAGCCCACTGCATCGAGACCGCGACTGCTTATGCTACCTCGGATGTTCTCAACATGACCCGCAACATGAGTGACGAAGACGCCGTTTATGTCATCCTGGACGAGGCCTCCATCTACTTGGAGGCCGCATGATGCGGGAAGTCACCAAGGACCAGTTTTATGCCCCCATCTATGCGGGCAATTTAGACCTAGTCCCGTCAATAGTGGGCAGCTATCCCTACACCAGCGTTTTCCGGTATCGCGCCAATTTGAACCAGCGCCCCTACGGTAAAATTGTCGATGCAGTGAAAGGCGGCGCTTTGGAAAAGGTTTACTACATCAATGACTGACTGGCGCGACCACCTGACCCCCGAAGAGGCTAAGCGCCTTGACGAAATAGAAGCGGAGAAGCTGGCTCTACGCCGTGAGCACCGCCGCATCTTTGACCGAGCCCGAAAACGTGCAGTAAGAGACTTGCAATCTAAATCAGGATAGCGCATAAAGTTTGGGCGGCAACGAAGGATGAGTTCGCGCCGCCCGATTGGTTATGCAGGTCTCTTATAGACACATCAATCGGACTTAGCAAGGGTTCGATTTGGCGTTTAGCCCCCTCATCTAAAAAAGCTGCCTTGATCGACCACGCGCGCCGAGTTTTTCCGGCAAAGTGCAATCGGTCACAACGTGTTGAGTGCCACGTGAATAGGCTCCAGGGGTTCTTTTGCCTGTAATCAAGGGATGCCTCGGGTATTTACCCCCGTACCGCCGATGCTTGAACCGAGCTAAGGCATAACTGGACTTCACGTGCCGCCCGCAAGGGTGACTAAATTCTGGACCACGCAGACAATCGGTGGAGACTTCGTTGGCCGCGACCTGAAAGGGGCAAGGCAGTCCAGTACAAACGAGGCTAAAGGTTTAGGTGATCCCGTTGCTTTCTTATGGAAGCACCTCAACGGGGGGACGGGCTGTATTTAACACACATTACCCAAGGGGATAGGAAAATGTTCAAGGCTGATTTGCAAGGAATGCAGGCGTGGGCTGAAGGGCTTATGGCAAGCCGTCCCGCAGATTTCGTGATTGGTGACGATTACCTGCGGCGTTGGTGGGTTATTCCCCGCAACGAGTTCAGCAACGTATATCTGCACGACATTCGCGCCAGCGACGACGACCGCGCCTTTCACGATCACCCATGGCCGAACACATCGCTTCTGCTAACCGGAAGTTACATTGAACATACTCCGGAGGGTGTATTCACTCGTCAGGCTGGTGACGTTATTCAACGCGAAGCTCATGCCCTGCATAGACTGGAAGTGATACCGGGGCAGCGCGTGATAAGCCTATTTATGACGGGGCCTGCCGAACGCGAGTGGGGTTTTTCCTGTGGCCATGGATGGGTCCACTGGCAGGATTTCGTCAATGAACGCGACACAGGGCAGATTGGTCGCGGCTGTGGTGAGCATGACAATCTTTCGCCGGTTAGCATAATCGGAACGGCGGAACGTGCCTAAACAACCCATTTTACCCAAGGAGATAGGAATGGACGCGCGAAGGGTTAGGTGGTTTAGTGACGGAGCCGCCAGTGCGGTTGCCACGAAATTAGACATCCAAAAGTACGGGGTTGAGGCAGGCCCTGTAGTTATTTGCGACACTGGGGCGGAGGACGAAGATAACTATCGTTTCCGCGCCGAATGCGAAGCCTGGTTCGGCTGCTCAATCACCGTCATCAAGTCGGAAGAATATGAAAGCGTTTTTGACGTTTGGCAGAAGCGTCGGTTCATGTCCGGGCAGAATGGCGCTCCATGCACCAAGGCCATGAAGTTTGTGCCCCGTCTCAATTTTGAAGAATACGGCGACATACATATTTTCGGCTATACGGCTGATCTGAACGATGTGAAGCGGGCAGATCGGTTGACCGGGGAATTCCGTCCTGGCTGTTTTGAAACACCGCTTATTTCTCGCGACATCACCAAGGCCAACTGCCTCGCCCTTTTGGAGGGCGCAGGAATTGAGCAGCCGCGCACCTATGCGATGGGATTCCCGAACGCGAATTGCCTTCAGTTCGGTTGTGTGAAGGCGCAGTCACCCCGCTATTGGGCGCTGTTCCGCCAGCAATTTCCCGACAGGTTTGAGCGGACTGCGGTCCTCGCGCGAGAGCTAGGTGTCAAACTGGCGCAGATGGGTGAAGAGAAAGGCAAAAATGGGGAACGGATCGTCATTCGCGGCTTCATTGACGACATTCCGGAAGACTTCCCGACTACGGATGCAATCGCGCCCACTTGTGACCTTTTGTGCTCCATTAACGCACAAGATTTATCCGATGCCTAAGCAACCCATACCAGCCAAGGGCTTCACGGAATGCCATGGACGCAGACCCTCAGGCTTTGCGCGTCTAAGCCCTGAGACAAAGGTATATGCCCAGATACGTGGAGGTAACGGCACACGCGGATGGGTAGACCCTGTGCCATGGAAGCTGGAGCGCATACGCTGGACACATGACGGATCGGCGGGCGATGTTGTGGGAGTTCGGTTGGTGGAATAAAATGTTCTTGCAAAGGTGCTGACATTATGTCAGACAATGGTTGTGGAAATTGGTCCACTGGAGAAAACGAAATGAAATTCAAGGTTGAGAAAAATATTCCGTTACCTGGACGAGCGGGGCGGATGCCTAAGTATCCTTGGAAGGCTCTTGAGGTCGGCGATAGTTTCTTGGTGCCGAGCGAAGAAGTTCCGAAAAGTGGGCAGGGCACAATCTCTAATTGCGCAAATGCGGCTTTGGGTGCGGGTAATTTTCGAACAGCCAAAGTTGATGGCGGTGTTCGAGTCTGGCGCTTGGCATGACCAACGCTGAATTCGAGAGTGCGCGCCACACGCTGAAGATGACAAAGCCCGAAATGGCGGCTGCGCTTGGGCTTGGCAAAAACGGATGGCGCACAATCCTTCGCATTGAGCAAGGCGCAAACATCACAGGGCCGATGGCTTTGGCGGTGCAAAAGCTTCTCGATGATGCTGGCAAAGGCAACTGACATGATCACCCGCGTAACAACCCAGAACGGCCAGGTTCTAGGCGAGTGGGAAACCCAGCACCCTATCCGGGCTGGCGAGGTTATCACCGATGGCGGGCAGGAATACGAAGCCATGTTCTATCAGGGCGGTGGTTTGATTGTGAGGGAGTGTAAGTGATGGATGAGCGAGAGGCTATTGTGGCTTGGCGGAGGCCTCGCACCACAAAGCCCACCACTTCCACCACTGCGCAGCCCGTGACGAGCATATGCGCCTAGAACGCGCCAGAAGGATGGCAAGAGCGGCAGTCAGGAGTGTTAGGCATGGGTGAGCTACTGAAGCTGGTTGATCGTGTTGAGGCGCTTGAGGCGCCTGATCGTGGTATTGATTGGGAGATACATTGCCGTGATGGCCTTGATGGAGTTGGAATGTATGGCGATCACCCAACCTACACCGCCAGCATCGACGCAGCCATGACGCTTGTGCCAGAGGGGATGCGGGTAAATCTAAGCGAGTGGGATGATGAAGAACACCTGAGGCGCGCGGGACCTTGGCAGTGCATACTTTCGGTCGCTGGGACATGCCACGCCAACCCATTTGATGCACGTTGCGATCATGCCGCCACTCCCGCGCTAGCCCTAACCGCAGCAGCCCTGAGAGCCCGCCATGACTAAAACAAGCGACCAAGAGGTGAACCAGGCGGATCGTGAGGCAATGACATGTATTGAGAACAAGTTCATGGATGCTGTTTGGGATGCACTGAAAACGAGAACGAACGATTTGCGGAGGCAGCAGAGGATTCTTAGCGCTTTTCGGTTGGCAACGGCCTCACTCAATAATCTAAGGCAGAATGCCCCGGAGACACCCAATGACTGACGCAGAGACAGAGCGCGCGGCAATCGAATTGCTTGGGAGTGTTTCAAGCGGAATGGCCGACATCATGCGCCTTACGAAATACAAGCGCGTCTGCGTAACCCTGAATACTGACGGCGGGTGGCAGATCGAATACAGCACAGAAGCGACCCCGGAGAATAGCCATGAGCAATAAGATCGACTGGACTAAGCCGCTGGAGGCGTATCATCCTGATGGGAGGGTTGTGGAGGTGGAATTGGAAAAAGGCGTCACCGGACCTAATGAAGACGGGGATTGGGAAATTGACGGTTTCGAAATAGACGAGCATTTTTTTGGTTCTGACGGGGATGGAGTTAACTGGCGCATCCGCAACCGCACCACAAAGCCCGCCAATTCGCCTTCGCCGGAGTTGGTGGAGCGGATGGTGGCATATTGCCGCATTCGTGCATTTGATGGAAGCAGGGAGGCGAAAGAAATTATGGCAGAACTAGAGCAGGTCGATCCTGACTTGGAGTTGGCGCGGGAGGTATGCGCGGCGAACAGCAGGCACGGCGGAAGCAATTACATTGGCGGCGATTACGATGACTGTTTCGCAATGCAATGCATTATGGCCGCAATCAAGCGCGTTCGAGCAGAAGGGGCGGGGGGATGAGTGAGGAACCGAGAAACGTGGCTTATTGCAGCCTAGATAGCTTCGACAAACTGATGGAGAGAGTTCCGATAGACACTGATTCGAGGCTGTCTCAATTTCTTGGTCTGAACGTGGTTTCAACACCATTCATGCCGAACGGGATTGTTCGGGTGGTTCATGCTGACGGTCGCGTCCAGATCATCAAAATCGAGCCTTCGGAATACTACGACTAACCCCCTTCCCTTTCAGCCGCAAAGAGGTTACATGAGGGGTATGGCTAGGCCGACTGACTATAAACAAGAATATGCCAAGCAAGCGATGAAGCTTGCGGAACTCGGTGCAACAGATCAGGAGGTGGCAGACTTCTTCGACATTGATGTGCGAACTGTGTATCGCTGGAAGCATGATCAAGAAGAGTTTTGTCAGGCCTTAAAAGCTGGTAAGGACGTCGCAGACGATCGGGTGGAGCGCAGCCTCTACCAGAAAGCTATCGGTTACGAGCAGGAAGAGGTGAAGATATTCATGCCTCAAGGTCGCGAAGAACCTGTCTACGCGCCTTTCCGCGCCAAGGTGGCGCCAGATACCACGGCGGCTATTTTCTGGCTCAAGAACCGACGCAGCCAAGACTGGCGGGACAAGCAGGAAGTTGAGCATAGCGGCGAAATGGCGGTTACGACCAAAGAGCAGCGCGATGCAGCCG